AACACGATTACAATACCATTGACACGTTGATGCGTAAAGTTGCACAGAAGCATAAAATAACTGGCAAGGCATTACACGACCTTTTCCAAAAGAAATATCACAAAACCCCTGATAGTTGGATCAAGAACAAGCTTGATGAATCAGACCATGTTGATTGTGACTTAGAAGATGAAGTAGAAAAGTTTGTTCATTGGACTGCTAAGAAACTTAATCTTAAAAAGGTTCCTACAATTGAATTGTCAATGGATACGGAAGAAGCACAAGATAATCATCATACCGGAGGACACACCCCCGGATCTGGGGTAATCTGGGTCTATTCAAAAAATCGTAACTTAGTAGATATTCTTAGAACAGTTTTCCATGAATTAGTGCATGTTCGTCAAGAAGAACTTAACATGATTAAGCCGAATTCAAGTTATCCAGGCAGTCCAATCGAAGCGATGGCTGATATGCTTGCTGGTAAATACATCAAGATTTACGGTGAAAAGAATCATCACATTTTTCAATAACGGTTACCAATATAGTTGATTTCTTCACGCAGTCTGTTATACTAACTAGACTAAAGGAGAAAACATGTCACGTACATTCAATGCAGAAGCAAAAGTTAAACTAACCCAGCTCATCAACGAAGGTATCAGCGTTCTACAGGAAGTTGATACTCTTAACGAAGGTCTTAACGACACTGTTAAGGCGATTGCAGAAGAACTTGAGGTTAAGCCAAGTGTTCTCAAGAAGGCAATCAAAATTGCTCACAAGCAGCGTCTTAACGAAGAAAACGAAGCTAACGAAGAACTCAACACTATTCTACAGACGGTGGGTAAAGCCTAATTAATGTCATATATTGACGCCATATCAGATAACAAATCCGATCGTATTCATGTGGTAGAACGAACCCCTGAGGGTAAACGGCTATACAAGGAATATCAGACAAACTATACGTTTTACTATAGTGACCCTAAGGGCAAATATCGTAGCATCTACGGAGATCCAGTAAGTAGGTTCTCTACTCGCAAGAAAGAAGAATTTGAAAAAGAAAAACGAATTCATCGCGGCAAGCAAATGTTTGAAAGTGATATTCCTGTCATTTTCAGATGCCTAAGTGACAACTATCTTAAAGCAGAGCCTCCCAAACTTCACACAGCATTTTTCGATATTGAAGTTGACTTTGACCGGGAGCGAGGATATAGTCCTACTGATGATCCATTCAACTCGGTTACTGCTATTTCAGTTTATCTAGATTGGCTAGAGCAACTAGTAACACTTGTTATGCCTCCCAGACATATGAGTGATGAGACTGCACAGGAGTTAACAGCAGAATTTGACAACTGCTTGTTGTTCCGCAGTGAAATTGAAATGTTTGAAACATTCTTTGCATTGATTGAAGATGCAGATGTTCTTACTGGTTGGAACTCTGAAGGGTACGATATTCCCTATTGCGTGAACCGTGTTACTCGTATTATGAGTAAGGATGATACACGCAAGTTCTGTTTGATGGGGCAACTTCCTAAGACAAGAACATATGAACGTTTCGGTAAAGAACAACAGACATACGATCTAGTTGGTCGTATTCATATGGACTATCTACAGTTGTATAAGAAATATAACTATGAAAGTCGCCATAGCTATTCACTGGATGCAATTGGTGAGTATGAGTTGGGTGAGCGCAAGACTCAATACGAAGGTAGTTTAGATCAGCTTTATAATAACGACTTCAAACTATTCGTAGAATATAACCGACAAGACACTATGCTGGTGTTTAGAATTCACAACAAGCTTAAATTTCTTGATTTAGCAAACGCACTAGCACATGAAAACACTGTATTGCTGCCAACTGTTATGGGTTCGGTGGCTATGATTGAAATGGCAATTTATAATGAAGCACATGAACGAGGATTTATCGTCCCTGACAAAAAGCGTAAGGATAGTTACGGTGACGAGCAGCAAGCTGCCGGAGCTTATGTTGCTGTCCCGAAGAAAGGGATTCACGAATGGGTCGGAGCAGTTGACATCAACAGTCTCTACCCCTCAGCAATCCGAGCCCTCAACATGGCCCCAGAAACAATTGTTGGACAAGTCAGACAAAATCTCACAGACCAATACATGCACGAAAAAAGCCTTGCCCTTGCCAAAAACAAGCGTAAGAAAAAGAATGGTGATGATGCTGATGGAGTTATTGGAGCGATTCTTTGGGAAAACCTCTTCGGGTCAATAGAATATACTGCGATTATGAATCAAGAGCGCGGCACGATGCTTATTATTGACTATGAAGATGGTCGTAGTGTAGAAATGAGTGCCGCAGAGATTTGGAAGCTTATCTTTGACAGTCATAAACCCTATATGCTATCAGCAAACGGAACCATCTTTACGTATGAGAAAGAAGGAATCATTCCCGGATTACTTTCACGCTGGTATTCAGAACGTAAAGAAACTCAGAAACTAGCAAGAGAAGCATATGGCACAGACAAGTTTGAGTATTATGACAAGCGCCAGCTAGTTCGTAAGATTTTGCTTAACTCTGCATATGGTGCGCTTTTGAATGAGCATTGCCGCTTCTATGATAAAAGAATCGGGCAGTCAGTTACGTTGTCTGGTCGTCAAATTACTAAGCATATGATGAGCCAGATAAACGAAGTCATCACGGAAAAATATGAACACGACGGCGATGCTATCGTGTATGGTGATACTGACTCCTGTTATTTCTCAGCATATCCTATTCTCAAAGAACAAATTGAGTCCGGTGAACTTGAATGGACAAAAGATGCTTGCATTGATTTGTACGACCAAATTGCGGAACTAACTAACAGTAGCTTCCCCGCGTTTATGGAGAAAGCGTTTCACTGTCCTCGTAAGAACGGCGAAGTGATTAAAGCTGGCCGTGAACTTATTGGTGATAGAACATTGTTCATTACGAAGAAGCGTTATGCTATCAATATCTTTGACTTAGAAGGCAAGCGCCAAGATATTGATAAAATGGGCAAGGTTAAGGCTATGGGTCTTGATCTCAAAAGAGCAGATACCCCTAAGTATGTTCAAGAATTCTTAATGGAAGTGCTAATGATGGTACTGGGTGGCGCGCACCGTGATGCGGTTATCACGACGATTCGTGATTTTAAAAACTGGCTAAGTGAACAAGACAGCTGGACTAAAGGGTCTCCTAGGTCAGTTAACAAGCTTACATATTACGGTGAACTTGAGCAGCGCAGCAAGACCGGCAAAGTAACAATGCCGGGTCATGTTAGAGCGGCACTTAACTATAATTATCTACGCAAGATGAATAATGACCAATATAGTCAAAAAATTGTTGATGGGATGAAGGTTGTTATTTGTAGCCTAAAGGATAATCCACTAGGCTTTACTAGCGTAGCTTATCCGACAGATGAGCTAAGACTTCCGCAATGGTTTATTGATTTGCCGTTTGATGCACTTGATATGGAACGTAAACTCGTTGATGAAAAAATTGACAACTTACTTGGAGTATTGAATTGGAAGATTCGTCAAGATACTAATACTAACAGCACAGTCGGTGATTTGTTTGATTTCGGATAACAATTACATTGACTTTCGCATTAACTTCCGCTATTATACACTATAGCATTGCCTAAATATTTAAAAGGAAAACACATGAAAGATTATTTACTTGATTTGATTCAGCACACTTATGGATTAGGTGTAGTTGAACTTGTTAAAATTGAAGGTTCAGACACAGAAACTAAGGTTGCTGCTTATGCCGAAGACAAGTCAGTTATCGTAACTGGCACATTTAAGACTCCTATTAATGGGTTTCAGGGTACTTTCGGTATGCCTAACTTGAGCAAGCTCAAGACTATTCTTAGCTTTGATGACTATGATGATAAGGCTATCATCAATGTTGCTCGTGATACCCGTGACGGTGAAAGCATCCCTACTGCTATTCACTTTGAAACTTCAACTGGCGACTTCGTAAACGATTATCGTCTTATGAGCAAGGTTGTTGTTGAAGATAAAGTGAAGTCTGTAACGTTCAAGGGCGCTACTTGGGACGTTGAGTTTGAGCCTACTGTTGCTGGCGTTATGCGTCTTAAGAAGCAAGCTTCTGCTAACAACGAAGAACTTAACTTCAAGACTAAGACTGACAACGGCGACTTGAAGATTTACTTCGGTGACCCTTCAACTCACTCAGGCAACTTCGTGTTTCAGCCTGATGTAGCTGGCAACTTGACTAAGGCTTGGAACTGGCCTGTTAAGGTTTTCCTCGCAATCATGGATCTTCCCGGTGACAAGGTTGTTCGTTTCAGTGACGCAGGCGCTGCCGAAATCACTGTTGACAGCGGTATCGCTAACTATCGTTATTTGTTGCCCGCACAGGCTAAGTAATGATAAAGACTGTCAATGGTTCTGGTAGATATATAATGGTCAATGGGGGCTACCCAGCGACCACATATATCAATACTAGTTCAGGATACATGAATGTCGGAGATGTTAGATATAACACTCAAATGCAGCGACTTGAAGTATATGATGGTCAAATGTGGTTAGAAATCAATACTAGTCATGCTAGTATTGGTTTGACTCCTGATGCTGAAATGGCACTTGATTGGGCTATTAAG